TATTGATTAATTTTAACTGCACACCAAGTTCAAGGATTTCATCTGCCCGTGAAATGCCTTTCCCAAACAGAAGCCGAAAGCTTGCCTGTTTGAATGGCGGGGAAACTTTATTTTTAACGACCTTTATCGTGGTGTCTTTTCCGGTGACGACATCACCTTCTTTAATATTTCGGGACCTGACATCAAGGCGAACGGAAGCATAAAACTTAAGGGCATTCCCTCCGGTGGTAGTCTCCGGATTACCGAACATCACACCAATTTTCATACGAAGCTGGTTAATGAAAATAACGATGGTTTTTGTTTTACTGATTTCTCCGGCAAGTTTTCGCATGGCCTGTCCCATCATGCGAGCCTGAAGCCCCATCTGTGCATCACCAATCTCCCCCTCAAGTTCGGCTTTTGGCACCAGTGCCGCGACAGAGTCCACCACTATCAACCCAACCGCTCCCGAACGAACCAGCGCGTCGGTGATTTCAAGCGCCTGCTCTCCGGTGTCAGGCTGCGAAATCAGCAGGTTGTCAATATTCACCCCCAACTGCTGAGCGTAACGCGGATCAAGGGCATGCTCTGCATCGATGAAAGCACACTGCCGGCCTTCACGCTGTGCGCTGGCAATGGCAGAGAGAGCCACTGATGTCTTACCTGATGACTCCGGGCCATAAATTTCGGATATGCGTCCAACCGGAAAACCCCCACCCAGCGCAATATCAAGCCCCAGAGAGCCGGTTGTCATCATTTCAACGTTTAAGTGAGGGCTGTCTCCCAGGCGCATAATCGCACCCTTGCCAAAAGCCTTTTCAATCTGCCCAATCGCAGCGGACAGCGCCTTCTCCCTTTCTTCCCTGGATGCCGGTTTTGATTTGCCACTAAAAGCCGTTTTTTTCTTTTCAGCAGACATCGTGTTATCTCCTTGTTTCCAGTCAATTAACTGCGCAAATAGACACTGTATATAAAAACAGTACACCGCAAAAAAGAAATAATCAACTGTTTAGAAAATGCGCGTCGTCATCATCCGCCAGCACGCGATGGGCTGCCTCTTGCCTTCAGAAAATTGCCCACTCTGACTTTCGATAATCATCATCAATCCTCTGGTCATTGGTCAAAACTCGATTATTTAATTAAACCTTTCGCTTTGCGGCGTTTGTACTCTTCCATCAGCAACTGCGCTGGCGTGGGTCCCGCCGGATGGTGCGGCGACGCCAGTTGACGTCGGATCGGCGGTACGCTCAGGCCAAGTCCAGCGTGCTTTGTCCACTTTGTGAGTAATTTTTCTGCCAGTCGCTTCAGCTCCCCCTCTGTCATCTGTCGCTCTACGCCGGTTCTGCGCATTTCAATGCAGATGTGATACAGCACCGGCTGAGGCCACGGATATTTGTCGCTTCCCGAATAGCGGTAGGATTCGTTTCGCCAGTTGCGGTATTCCGCCATAACCTGATCGGCTGTGAGCCCGAATGGATTCGCTCCGCTCCCGGAGACCAGCGAAACAAACTCAGCCAGATCAGGAGGCCAGGAGTTCCCCGCAGCGCAGCGTTCCATGCACTGCTGGCAAATCAACTGGATCTGGGCATCAGTCATCGAACCAATCTGGGCAATCCAGAGGGAGGAAGGCTCCGCCCCGTTCTTCTGCGTCCATCGGTTCGAGAATATCTCCCCCATAACCCGCCACAGCTGCCATGCGGTCTTCACCGCCATGAACCCCGTGTCGTCGGCACCATTCCTGATAGGCCGCGTCGATTTGCTGTACAGCTCTGGATGCTGTTGGCTCTGTTCGTACTCCCGCATTGTCGGTACCTCCGGTCTCAGGATTGTTCCGGGCTTTAGCCCTGCTCAGGTGACGTGCGAACTTCTGTTCCCACTGGATTTGGTGAAATACTTTGCCTTCGGCCTGCCAGTAGGCGATGAAACTGTTAAGCTCCGCTGCCAGATTCAAACCCTGCCTGACAGGCATCCCCCATAACCGGGCCTGCCGACAAAACTCCGGCGAAGGTTTCCATTCTGCAAAAATCGAAAACTTTCCAAATCCCTGCCCGGCAGGAAAACCGAAACCTGGCTGATCAGGATATTCGGGGATCGCTTCAACTGGTTCGACCTGTGAAAAACCAGACTCCCCGTATGAGGGGTTTAGATCTTTATGGTTCCCTGATAGATTCCGTGATCCGTTTTTGGGTGTCTTTAACGGAAAAAACGGGTGTCTTTGGTCATTTTTAACGCACCCGTTTTCGGGTGCCTTCGCCTCAAGGGGGCCGGTTTTGGGTGTCTTTAAAGGCTCCCGTTTTTGGGTGTGTTCAGCATCAACAACACTTTCCTCAATACCGGTCAATCGATACACAGGGATTTGTTTCGTTCTGCCACGCCGTTCCCCGGTGTCTTCAATTAGCCCTGTTTCCATTAAGTGCCGTAAACCGGCATGCACTGTTTTCCTGTCCAGTTCGGTCGCTTCTGCGAGGGCCGCAACCGACGGATAGGCACATAAATCAGCTCCACACATATCCGCCAGCCAGGTTAAAATCGCTTTGCTGGATGACTTTCCGGTCTTAACTTTTTTGGCCCATCGCATTGCGTCAATGCTCATAATCTCTCCCGGTGGTATTCACTGGTCATAACCCGATTACATAAACTGTGGCGAGACGGCGGTGATGCTCGCCAGCAATGGTCCCGCCGCATCTGCCGGCAGCATGCTGAACAGTGCAATAGCCGCTTCCCGGATTTCTTTCTCCAGCTTCTGCAACGGTGCGCCCAGTAGCTTCGCCTGGTGTACTTCGCTGCATTCCTTAATGGCACAGGCCACCAGCTCCGCTTCCGTCATCCCCTTGCGTAGCCCATGTTTTCTGGCAATTTCAACTGGCATTGCGTGTGCAATTGCCGGAGCAAGCTGCATGACGTAACGGTTGTATTTGTCTGAACCCGTTTCATTTTTGAGGTAACGAAACAGATTCTGTTTGTTGACAGTAATGCCGCGCCCATCCTGCTTTTCCCATTGTTCGGCCACCAGCTGCGCGATCTTTTCCTGAGCTTGCCCCGGTAACGTTTGTTCCCATTCGCGTACTGCATCATGGATTATCAGTCGCTTACCGTTATCCCGACGTCGGGGTTGATACTGATTTTGGGTTTTCAGCGAAAAATCTGTCAGTGGATTATGCTGTTCGAAAATCATGGGCTGCATTTTATTTACTCCGCGACTCGGGGTTCTTCATGGGAAATACGTCATCAAGGGTGCAACCCACCCCAAGTGAATTAAGTGCAGATACGATATGACGGGAATCATCCAGACTGGGAACCCGCAAGGATCTTTCGTAATTGGCTAATCGCGGCTGGTTCCAGCCGGCCTCTCTTGCCAGAGCTTGTTGTGAAATATTGGCTTTTTTCCGGAAGTACGAAATATGGTTCATGGGAATCTCCTGTTGTGTAAATCAACATTCACACATTGTGAAGTTAATGTCAACGCAAAACGTGAATCACAAATATTCACTCTTTGTGATAAAGTGGTGATATGAAAATACTTGCTGAAGAAATCGGAGAGCGCATAAAGGCGCTAAGAACCGAGAAAGGATTGAGCCAGGGGCAGCTTGCAAAATTATGTGGCTGGTCCGGAGCATCGCGTATTGCAAACTATGAGTACGGCACCAGAAATGTTGGCGTTGACGATGCAGTAAGCCTTGCTAAAGCGCTTGGGACATCCCCTGTCGTTATTCTCTTTGGTGAACAAGGCGATCCATCTCAATGGCTAACGGATAAACAAAAAAGAGTCTTATCCTTGTTTGACCAACTGCCTGAGTCAGAGCGGGATCGGATGATTGACACTTTCGAGCTTAGACTCAAAGAAATTGATGACTACGTAGAGAAGTATCTTAGAGGAAGATACACTCCGTCTTAACTTCCCCCCATCTTCTGTCAACCGGCCTGGCGCCGGTTTTTTTATGTCTAAAGAAAAAAAACACTATCCACACAATTCAAGATTCACATTTCGTATTGACAAACAATTCACAACATGTGAAGCTCCTGGCTACACAATACAGTAACGCGTCATCCAGGCAGGAAGCCCACGAAGTAGCTGCCGGCGGCATACGAAACACCGGATGAGATGACAAATTGAAATGCGCAGCAGGCAGTAACCGTTCCGCCAGCCTGGCGATAAGGGCAAAACAGGAGAATACGGGATGATTGATTTCGCACGTAAACCAGCAGCAAACCAGGCTGTTCGCCTGAACCTCTTTGAGGTGATGCTTCGCAGGCTCTGTTACATCCTGGCACAGAAGGGTGACCCGACTGCCGACAAACAGCCCTCAGTCCATTAAATATCGAGTTTTGACCAATGGCAGCGCCAGCCTGATGCCCTGTGCGCGGGGCATTGTGATGGCAATGTCGCCATCATAACCAGACAGGAGACGAAGACCTGTTCTGGTTAAACTGGAAATATGTTCTTTTGCCCGCGTCGTGGCGGGCTCTTTTTCCGGAGGAACTATGTCAGCAAATGAACTGGCCCTGCGCTTCAGTACCGCTCCGGCTGAGCAGTTAATCGGGGTTTTGTCGGTGTATGAAGTGAAGGAAGCCCTTCGTGAAGAAATTGAAGATGATGTTATGGGGGAAATCTGGCAGGAACATAAATTTGAAATGGACGCAGTTGAAGAGCAGGCGGAGGAAGCAGAACGACGTGCGAGTGAGCATGGAGATGCTGCGGCTGCTTTAGGAACGGCGATAAAACAGGCTCTGAAATTTCTCCCGGACGGTGAGGCTAAAAATATCCTCGTTGACGCCATAGAGGACAATCAGGGATACGGACGCGACCCTCTTTAACGTAAAAACCCGCGCAAGGCGGGTCAGTACGCCGGTCAGCCGACCAGAGCTTTCCGGAATCGAGTTTTGACCAATGACCACTACCCGAAGCGGCAATCATCAGCTGCCGGGTATCTTACAACCTGACGGAGCCCGAACGCAATGAACACCTGTGTATATTTTATTAAATCCAGACTGAAAGCACCTGAAGCTGAAAGCTTACTCTGCTGGATAACAGCCATAACAGATGCCCTGAATAACGATACTGTTCACCATAAAGAAGTTGACGAAACGCAGTTGTTCACTCACCTCATGATTGACCTGGAAGCATTCGGTACAAACCCGGACGCACCGATAGTTTCAATTGGGGCCGTGTTTTTCAATCCTGAAACCGGCAGGATGGGCAGCGAATTTTACAAAGTCATTAGCCTCGAGTCCTCCATGGCCTTCGGTGGTCGCCCGGATGCAGATACCATTCTCTGGTGGCTGAAGCAGTCCGCAGAGGCTCGCTCTGCGATTCTGGTTGATGACGCCATTCCTTTTGATGACGCCCTGCTTCAGCTAAACGATTTTATCTGCGAAAACGCGGTAAATGGACCGGCCAGCGTTCAGGTATGGGGTAATGGGGCGACATACGATAACGTCCTGCTGCGCAGCGCTTATAAACGCACCGGTATACCCGCCGTCTGGACGTTCCGGAATGATCGGGACGTACGCACCATCGTCGAAATGGGCAAAGCGGTTGGTATTAATCCGCGCTATGAAATCCCGTTCGAAGGCGATCAGCATAACGCCCTTGCCGATGCTCGCCACCAGGCCAAATACGTTTCAGCCATCTGGCAACAGCTGATTAAAAAATGATTTTCCTTTTTCACTCATGAACGCACCGGCCAGGTACCTTCTGCCTGCCCGGTCATCAGGAGATGACCGATGCATGAACTTACGTTGTCGCCTCAGGAGATTCAGGAAATCACCGGATATATGCGTTATACGCAGCAACAGCGTCAGTTGCGCTGCCACGGCATTCCTTTCACAACGGATGGACGGAATCGCCCAATTGTATTGCGCAGAAACATTTTACCGGGAATAACCGAACTACCCAAGGTTGACGAATATGTTGCAACAGAGCCGAACTTCAACGCTATCTATGGGCAGACCAAGAAAAGATCCGAAAGATACTCATCTTCCACCACGGGTATCGAAAAATAAATACAGCTACATCTGGAAACCGAAGGGAACCACGCTCAGTATTTGCCTGGGGAAAATTCGTGAAACCTCAATTTCAAAACTATGGCAACGATACGAAGAGGAGAAGGCGAAGCGTCATGACGTAATGACATTCGCCCGACTGTGGGCGATGTTTATCGGGAGCCCGTCATTCACTGAGCGAGCGCCACGTACTCAAAAGGATTACCACCAGCATCAGAAACAGCTTCTGGCCGTGTTTGGCAAAATGAAAGCTGACGATATTAAGATTGAGCAGGTCCGTATTTTTATGGATAAGCGCGGTGTCAGCAGCAAGAACCAGGCTAACCAGGAAGTGGCCAGCATGTCCCGGGTGTTTGGCTGGGGCTTTGAACGGGGATATGTGAAGGGCAATCCCTGTAAAGGGATCCGGAAATTTACCCTCACCGACCGGGACGTTTATATTCCCGATGAAGATTATCTGGCTATTTATGAGTGCGCGCCCCCGGAGGTGCAGGTGGCCATGGAAATTTCATATCTTTGTGCCGCGCGCGAGGGAGATGTACTGGAGCTGCGGCTCGCTGACATCAGGCATGACGGGATTTTTATTGAGCAAAACAAAACCGGCAAAAAGCAGATAAAGCAATGGTCCCCTCGCCTCAGAGCGGCAGTCGACCAGGCTATTCAGCAGCTATCCGGAAGAGCACCAGCAGGTTATCTGATCCCGGGGCCATCCGGTGGCGCAATGAATAAAAAAACCTTCAATACCTGGTGGAATAAAGCGAAGAAAGCAGCAGCGATTAAGCTTGGCCGTTCTGTTGCGGGAACATTTCACGACATCAAAGCCAAGGCTATTTCGGACTACGAGGGCAGTAGCAGGGACAAGCAGCTGTTCTCTGGCCATAAAACTGAAAGTCAGGTGACGACATATGACCGTAAGGTGAAAATATCACCGACCCTCAATCGCCCGATGGATTGACATGAAGATGAAACACCCCGATACTACACATGCACCAGCAAAATCTGGTGTCGGGATTGGAGCCCCGGATAGAAACCGCGACAACGACACGCCGCGAGCGTGTTTTTTATTGTCATTTGCATAGTCACATCTTCGCATTATGGTGGGCTGTGTGGGGCGACCGAAAGGTTGGCCGGTGGTTTCCCGGTAGTTCCAACCCTACACAGTTCACCACCCAATGATTGGAACCTGACGGTGGTGAGAAAAGAAGAAACCGCCGGAGGACGTCGTTATGACAACTCAAATTTCTGCAGAATCAATTTCACTGACCGTTCATCAAAATACACCAGTGATTACTACTGAGCTATTAGCACTGCTTTATGATACTGGTACTGACAACATCAAAAAAAATTATGCTCGTAATCAGGAACGGTTCAGTGAAGGAAAACATTTTTACAAAGTGGCCGGGGATGAGCTTAAAAATTTGCGAGAGACTTTAAGTCACTCACAAAATTCTATCTCCCCCAAAACTCGATCTCTCATTCTCTGGACAGAGCGCGGCGCAGCCCGCCACGCCAAAATGCTGGAAACCGATCAGGCTTGGGACGTCTTCGAAAAATTAGAGGATTGTTATTTCAACCAGAAGAATTCAGCCTCTCTCACTCCCCTTCCAGCCAAGCCCAACAGTTACGACACCCGAACCCTTTGCTACAAACGCGCTGGCGTCACAGTTAACGAGCTACCGCTACGCGAAGATGACCTGATTATTTCTCTGGAGTCATGGCTGGATTTGGCCAGAAAAAACGGCTGGGTCGTACTCAGAAGGGACGAAGCGATCGTGACGCTGACGGAGAAAATTGGTGGGCTAATGGAGGAAATTTTTAGCGGATACACACAGGCAATGCACAAATATATTTAGCTGTCAACAGGCAGAATATACCAAGTGAATATACCAACAGTATACCAATAGCCTAAAAACGCAAGGGGCTAGCCTAAGCTAACCCCTTGATAAATTTGGCGGAAGCGCAGAGATTCGAACTCTGGAACCCTTTCGGGTCGCCGGTTTTCAAGACCGG